TGCCGCTTGGGATGAACTACTTCAGATGGAGGGAACAATAAGAAAGAGAAGACAGAAGGAGGTCTATGAAGCACAGGAGAGAAGGGATAGGTTCATTTTTTGGGTTGTACTTATTCTTATTTTGGTCATTGGTAGTGGTTTGCTTAGTTTGTTTGCCTATGGGCTATACGTCCTTGATAGCTCATGAGCATTACTATAGACCCACGTTAGAGAATGGTGATTTGACGATATGTAGATTGAAAAAGATAGAAAAAGCACATCAGAACGCAAACGGACAAGATGCTCATGCTTGGTGGTGTCTTTATGAAGGAGCAAATGGATCAGGTTTTTTGGAACTTGTTGATTCATATAGGCAATGTCCAAAAGAAGTTGTTTGTGAATATGACCCAAAAGAAAAACCGCCAAGTGTGAAAGATATGCTAAACGCAATGAAGGAGGCATTTAAATGAGTGAAAAAAAATTTCAAAAAGATACTAAATTCAAAGACTATGATTTAGACGGTGATGGAATAATCACAGACAAAGAAATAGCAATGGAAGAAAGAATGATTCGTGTTCGTGACATGGATAAAATGGCAGACCAACAACGATACATCTGTTGGGTTTCTTCTATTACATCAATAGGCTTGATATTGTTAGCAATGAGTCCACTTATCCCTGATAGTCGTATTGAGATGGTCACTGCGTTACTAAGCACCTATGTCGTTGCTAATCTTGGCATAGTGTCCGTTTTTATGGGTGCAACTGCTTGGAGTAGAGCAAAAGAAAATGGTCATAAGTAAGTCAGTAAACTTTCAATCAATAGCTTTGGGAGTTTATCTTTTTATCTGCTTGTTTGATTTTGTTATAGTACCAGTTTGGTACGGAATAAACAGACCAGAGATTTCTGGTTTTATATCAACACTCAATACTATTGAAACAGAAACCGTCCAAATGGAGCTGATGCGAAAAATGACAGACCACCATAGTCCTTACACATTGATGGGTGGTGGTTTGTTCCATCTTTCTTTTGGTGCAATATTAACTGGCAGTGTCTTGAATAAAAAAGATAAGTAAAAAAAATGGTTGAGCTTTTTACGACTCAACCAAGTTTATATAGGATAACTTGTAAAATGAAATTACAAGTATATCACATATTTACACATTGACAAGTTCTTTAAATGGTTTTGAAGAAATCCATTTTGTTACGTCAAGTTCTCTTTGCCACATTGTTACGGCTTGCGTATCATTACCAGTTTCTTTAATTGGAAATCCATTTCTTTCATCAGCGTAAGATGCGTAATTTGTGAAAGCACTATACAAGGAATAAGCATTTTTACCTCTTACGGAAACTTCTTGTTCATATAATGAAAACATATTTTTTGCTTGTCTTTTTGACTTCATTACTTTTTCCAAAAACAGTTCAGCATCAAGTGATGCAGTAGATATGTTTGCCCATCGTTGCAACTCCTCCGCATGACTGTAAAAACTTTGTTGAGAAACCATCAATTGTTTTTCAAAATTCTCAATAGAAAAGCCACTGGTATTTTTTCTTAATACTTTATCATGCTCACCTCTTATCATTTTATTTGTGCAAAAAAATGAAATCTGACCAAAGACTGCAAGGTTACTACACAAGCCATCAACACCATGAAGGGCAATGATTCTTTGTCCTATTTTTTCAGAATGTTTTTCAGTGTAAATTTCATAGCTAAGATTTGGTAAAATTATTTCCATCATCATAAAGCCATTTCGTCTAGCAGTCTTGAATTTTATATCTGCATCTGCCAAATGCTCATTTGGTATTGATTCATTTATGGCAGAAAAAATTGATTTAGCAAAAGTATGGTGTCCAACGCATTGATAGTTTGAACCAACTACATTGAGATACTCTCCAGTTTTTTGATTGAAAACGTATTTTTTATTTGGAACTTTACATGGCTCATAACCAACATCAAAAACAAGTTCCTCTGGTAACTCAATATTTCCGTCCACTGTATTCACTATATCATAGGGCATTTTATCTCCTTTTCTGGTTTGTTAAGTCTTACCTATCTTTAAATATATAGAAGGGGTCTTTTTTTTCTTGAAGCTCAATATCTTGTTTAAGTTTTTCTATCTGAGTTTCCAGATCTGTTTGTTTTTTATCAAGTATCTTTTGTAATTCATCTTTATTATGTGATAAAAAAGATATTTGCATCTCAAGATTGTTCATTAATTTACCTTGTAAAAAAAGCAAATTACACATTTCTTTTGAAGTATTCATTTTACTTTTACCTTTCTGTTATAATATAGCTTTTAGTTTTTTTGTTGTGGTTTCAAGTTTCTGCACTTTAGCAAAAACTTCTTTATCAGTTTCACCAAACATTGTGCCATGAAAATGAAAGTCTATAAAATCTTGTAACGCATCTTTTTTAATATTAAGTTCTTTTGATGTTTTCTCTAAATTTCTATTGTTAGCATCAAAAACTTTAAAAAATTTATCTAATAACATTTTACAATCTCCGTTTTATTTATATAACTAGATTATACTAAATGTTTAATAGTGTCAACAGAAAAAATAAATAAATAAAAATATCTTGTAAATTTTTGATTACATAACTAAAGTAAAAAAACCACGAAACTAAAAAGGAGCGACCATGAGTTGGCAAGCATTAGCTTTTGTTGATAAGCTACAACCAAAACCAAAACCTATTGAACAACTTATTTTGATCTATATGGCACAATGGGCAGACGATGAATTTATGTCATACCCAAGCATTGATACACTTTCAAAAAGATGTAATGCAGATGCCAGAACCATAAGAAGGGCAATAGATGTTTTGGTGGAAAGAAAACTTATAAGAGTTGAAAAAAGATATTTACCTGATGGAAAGCAAACTTCTAACAGATATTTTATTCTCGTTGGGGGTGACAAAAATGAGGGGGTGGGGGTGACAAAAATGTTACCCAACAATATAAGAGATATAAATATAAATAAAAAACAAAAAGGGGGTGACAAATATTCAAAAGAATTTGAAGAATGGTGGAATGTATATCCACAACGACCAAACAGTTCAAAATATCAAGCATTTCAATCTTGGAAAAAAGCAACGGATTTGCATATTGATATAAGAGATTTATTTTTGCGTACTTGCAAATTCAAGCAATTATGCAATGGTAAAGATAGTAAATTTATTCCTCACGCATCTACATGGTTAAACCAAAGAAGGTGGGAAACAGTGGGGAATCCAAAACCACAAGCGACAAATAAAAATAGTTTAGCAGGATAGTAAAATGGAAAAATTAATTGAACAAGGTATAAGACTAAAGCATTACTCTATAGGAAATCAAAAAGTTACTTGTCCAAAATGTTCACACGCAAGAAGAAATAAAACAGAGCCATGCCTAAGTGTGACTATCAAACCTGATGGTGCAGTTTGGAAGTGCCATCACTGTGAATGGTTTGGGGGAGTTGGTGATGGTTCAAAAAAAATGGAATACAAAAATTACAAAAAACCACAGACACCAATTAATAAAGAATTACCAAATGGCAGTATTGAATGGTTTGCAAAGAGAGCAATATCAAAAACAACTATTGAGCAGTTTGGAATATTTAGGACTGAACAGAGTTTTGGAAATGGAAGTGAGGGTGTTATTGCTTTTCCATATCACAAAGATGGTGAATTGGTTAATGTTAAGTATAGGACAAAAGACAAAAAGTTCAGACAAGAAAAAGATGCAGAGAGAACCCTTTTCAATATTGATAGATTGAAAGCACATTGGGAAACTAGTGAAATAAAAGATGTTATATTTGTGGAAGGTGAAATGGACGTACTTTCACTTTATGAAGTTGGTTATAAAAATGTTGTTTCACTTCCAGATGGGGCATCAAAAAATGCAAGGTTTGATGAATCTGATAAAAGATTTGAAGCTCTAAAAAATTGCACTTGGATAAATGATGCAGATAAGGTTCTAGTTTTTACTGATGAAGATGAAGCAGGGAAAGCATTACAACAAGAACTTGTCTATAGGTTTGGAAAAGACAGATGTTCCATTGTTCCCATGTCTAGGGGTTGTAAAGATGCCAATGATATATTGGTTACACAAGGAAGTGATGTTCTTAAAAGATGTATTGAGTTGGCAGAACCTTTTCCCATTGATGGGGTTTTTACTGCCAAGAATTATGAGAGAGAGGTTTTTGATATATATGATGGGAATACACAGAAGCCAGTATCTACTGGATTCAAAAACCTTGACCAATATTACAAAGTGATGCCAAGCACCTTCACAGTTGTTACTGGTGTTCCTAATCATGGCAAAAGTAATTTTATTGACCAGTTGATGGTAAACCTTGCAAGAAATGAGGGGTGGAAGTTTGCTATCTTTTCTCCAGAGCATAGCACACCTAATCACATTAGAAGGCTTGCTGAAAAAGTTGTAGGGCAACCATTTGATTTAGGTCCAACGGAAAGAATGAACAAAGATACATTGCGAGAAGCACTGAAATTTTTAGATAAGCATTTTCATTTTATTGAGTGTAAAGACAATATACCTTCTATTGATTGGCTTCTACAAAAAGCTAAAGCATCTTGTGTTCAGTTTGGGGTTAAGGGGGTTTTGTTTGACCCTTACAATGAAATAGATAGCAAAAGAGATGGCAACAAAAGAGAAGATGAGCATATCAGAGATTTAATTAGTAACTGTAAAAGTTTTTGCAGGACTCACAATGTTGCAATGTGGATGGTGGCTCACCCTTCCAAGATGCAAAGGAATCAAGATGGGGTAATACCAGAACCAAGTCTTTATGATGTGAGTGGTTCTGCACACTGGAATAATATGGCTGATGTTGGTTTGGTGGTGCATAGAGATTTTGAGAATAATGAAACCAAAGTAATTACAAGAAAGGTAAGAGAGCAAGGATTGTATGGAAGTATTGGTCAATGCTTTTTTACTTACAATCTGGCAAGCCATGTATATGAGGAAATTGATTCAATAGAGCCAGTAAATTACTGGAATGAGCATAATTGATAGAATTACACCCTTAAAATTAAACGCTCAGTGGGGTAAACTGATTTTTATGTACTAGACTAACCCTAAAAAATGATGTAGATTACCCCTGATGCTCCTATTGGTTTGGTGGCTTCGTGGTTTGAGAGGGGGTTGTTAGTAGCAACTCCCTTTCTAGTTAGGAGGTTTTTTGATTGATATTGTTAGTCAAGAAATAATTTGTAATCATATTGTTAAACCAGATGATTCAAGCAAGGTCTTGGATTTCAACTGTCAAGAAGGTGATTTCATCACTATTTTACAACTTGAGCCAGATCAATACATTGGAGTTGATTTTTCACAAAACATAAACACTACAAAAAAAATATATCCAGATTACAAGTTTTTAGATTCATGGATTGGTAAAAGTTTTATTAAGGCAGATATAATCTGTGCATCATTTTATGATGGTTGTTTTTTTGACTTTCAATATTTGCCAAACATTTTATTTGATAACCTTGAATATCAAGGAGTATTTTTTATCATTGTAAATACACATATTGGTGAGGATAGATTGTTTGATATCCAAAATAAAATCAGAGAAAAAAATATGTCTTGTGATTTATGGGGTCTAGAATATTCCATGCCAAAATCAGAATATAAAAATTTTGAGCAAAGGTTTCTGGTTCAAAATACCATGACACTTTCTGGTGAATTAGATGGTTGTAGATACTGGATCATGTCAGGTAAAAGAAAAGATACAAATGTAATAAGCCTTCAAAAGGTAAAAAAAGAGGGGGTATAAAAGTACATAGAAAGTCTTTACCCCCCCTGAGCGGTTAAATTTCAAGGGCTTAAAATGTCATTTATTGATACAAGTTCAGTATTTCTGAATCTTCTGGGGATATGCCCTTCTGAGTTATCATTCTGCAAAGAGTGCTCTACTGCTTTATCCAGATAATCTTTTGGCAATCCAAAGTCATTATATCCTTGCATAATACTGAAGTAATACTGTTGAGGTGGTCTAGAGTAACCAGATCTATTCATTGTATAAGACATAAATCGTTTCTTTCCATCTCTGAAATATTGTTTGCCATATAGAGTTGGATATCCTTCATAGCGGTCTAATGCTTTCTCACATCTGTCCGTTAGCTCCCAAGCTCCAACTGGAACCTGAAAGCCCTCTGCTTTTTCAATATCTGCGACACCCTTAAAAACCAATCTCCAGTTTGGCAAAAAGAATTTCCCAAGTGGTTTTGCGTCAGGGCATCTGATGCTCATTTGCTCTTTGTTAAGGTTTGATCCGTATGCTAAATAAATCATTTTCATTTTGTTTGCTCCTATGATGCGTTTGCGAAATGGTTGGTTCTGGTTTGTAAAAAGCTCTCCACCTCTGGATCAACTTGATTATATAAGCTATCAGTGGTTTGATTAGTAAATTGGCTAATCCAAGTTGTGAAGTTTTCGTTTAATTTGTTGGTGGCTCGCTTTTTGCTTACACCTAAATTATTGATAGTGTTTTCATTGTAAAATGTAAAAAGGGTTTCATTAGTCACCATTGCTTGAAAGTTGTTATCTGAATCTAAAACCTTCCAAACACCTCTTGACCCATATACTAATTTGTAACCAAAGCCATCAAGAATTTCTCTTACCTCTCCAAATGCTTTGGAGGAATTAGATGAGTATGTAGAAAAGTTGCCAACTGTGGAAGTATCTGAACTTGCCACTGTAAAACCCATTAAGAATTTTACCCAATTTGAAATCTTTGTGTAATCTGTAGAGCCACCATGTTGTCTGAACTCAATGGTTTGATGCTTGGCAAGTGATCTAAGGTTTACACTATAGTATTTATCAGGGTATCTTCGCCCTAATTGGTAAAGTGTATTTGATGTATCTTGTTGTAACCAATTTTTTAATCTTACAACATTTTGAGCCCATCTGTTTGTTCTTCTTGATCTGGGTAAAAAGCCATTGATGTATGCAGAAAAATCACCATATCTTAAAGCAACTTTTTTTGCGATATTGCAAGTCATATCTGGGTGATATAAGTGTACATGAATGCCACAAGCTGAGGTTATGCTCAAATCATTAAGTGTATTTACTGCATCACAAACTTTTTTCAACTCTGCAAAACCATTCGCAACTGTTAAGACTGGTGAAACAATTTCGCCACCTAAACCTTCACCAGTGCTATAATTGTATCGCTCTGAAACTGTTGCATCTGTGGTTACTCTCCAAACACCACTTGGGTGTCCACCAGAATATCCAATCATTTTAGCATTGATGCCTGCATTTGTAAGAACACTTGTTACTGTACTGTTCCATACACCTTTGTATTCCATCTCAACACCAAAAGTAAAATCATCTTTATTTAACATTTACAAAATCTCCTAGTAATATTTTTTACCTTATATAAACAGACTAGCATTTATGTTTAACACTGTCAACAACAAAAAGACCTTTTTCACACTTTTTTTTAAAAAATTTGTGTTTTTTTTCTGTTTAATGTAATATTCAGATACCTATGGAGGTAAATGGAGTTTCATATGGAACAATGGGCGGCAAATTCAGTTGAAAAACGGAAAGTAGAAGATTTAATTCCTTATGATAGGAATCCAAAGCAACACCCTGATACACAAATTGATGAGTTGGTAAATAGCATTCAACAGTGGGGGTGGACAATACCAATTTTAATTGATGAAAGTGATGTAGTTATTGCAGGGCATGGTAGATTATATGCGGCACAAAAGATGGAAATAAAAGAAGTTCCTTGTATTATTGCAAAAGATTGGTCTGAAGATAAAAAAAGAGCCTACGTTATAGCTGATAACAAATTGTCTGAGAGGGGTGATTGGGACAATGCAGTTTTGTATTCTGAATTAAAATCCCTTAGTGATGTTGATTTTGACTTATCACTTATTGGAATGTCTGATGTTTTTAGCCAAATGGATTTTTCTCCAAATTTAAGCCCTGATTCAAGTTTTTTAGAAACTTCATCAAATGATTTTGCTGATGCTCAAAAAGCCATTGATAAACAAATAGAGGGTGCAAGCAATGAGAAGCACAAAGATGGTATTGAAGTTATTTGCCCTCATTGTGCAGAAGAATTTACAATATCAGGATATTAGATGCTTGAACATAAACATCTTATGTTAATGGCTGATGTAAATTGTCCTCCAAGTTCTTGTGAAGAAATTGAATATTGGATGTCAGGGTTAGTAAAATCTTTAGGCATGAAAGAGCTTATACAACCAAAGGCAGTTTATTGTAATAAAGAAGGAAATGAGGGGGTTACTTGTATTTGTGCCATTGAAACATCTCATATAGTTTTACATAGTTGGGATGGTCAAGTGCCACAAAAAATACAACTTGATATATATACTTGTTCTAAACTTAATATTGTTTCTGTTTGGGAAAAGATAAAAAGATTTGAAGCATACAATATCCAGTACAAATTTTATGATAGAAAAAATGGATTTAAATTACTTAATTGCAATGAAGATAAGAGAATAGAAGAAAACCTTAAATCAAATTTTTGGCATTTTGCAAAGACTATGCCACAGATTCCACATTGGTACACAAGAGCAAGAGAGTGGGAATCTTTACATCAGTTTGCTGAAGCAGTTGATTTAATAAATAGAAAAGGTGTTATAGAAAAGTGGGGGAAAGCATCTTATAAATATTATTATATTGATGAGTACAAATACTGGACAATGGAAGAAGAAACCGTACCAAGTCATAAGCACATTTTGATAAATAGGGCAAAAGCATGATTACAGAAATTGGAATACATAGGGTTCAACATGGTAATATAATGAATGGAATTGAAAATCTTATGTCAGGTTTGCAAGCTGATTTCATATACTCTGATCCCCCGTGGGGTCAAGGAAATTTAAGGTATTGGCAGACAATAAACAATAGAATGACTAATGCCAATAAAGAAGATATAAACTATTCTCAGTTTCTTAGTTATTTTTTTGAAATTATTTTTAAATATTCAAAAGATATGGTTGTTTTGGAATATGGCTGTCAATGGAATAGTGATATTAAAAAAATGTCTGAAGATGTTGGTTTCAAACACAATGGTTCTACTGTTTGCTTTTATAAATCAGGCTCTAAAATGAAGCCGTGTGACTTGCACTTTCTGAGCAAAAAAACTGATATAACTTTAACAAATGAATTTATTAGTAATTGCCAAAAAAAAGAAGATTTAAAATTAGTTGAGTATATATTTGACTACCTAAACATAAATAAAAGTGGATTGTGCCTTGATCCAATGTGTGGCATGGGATTTACTGCTCAAGCGGCAAAAAACAGAGGTATGAGATTTTTTGGGAATGAGCTTAATAGTAAAAGACTTGAAAAGACAATTAATCGTTTAAAAAAATGAAGATATTTCTTAATGAAAATGTATGGGAAGCAAGTCTTAAGAGAATAGAATATATTTTTGATGAATTTAAAAATGTTGTTATTTCATTTTCTGGAGGTAAAGATTCAACAGTTACTTTGGAGTTGGCTTTAATAGTTGCAAGAAAAAAAAACAGATTACCCCTAAAAGTTTATTTTTTAGACCAAGAGGCAGAATGGGGTTCTGTTATAAAATACGTTAAAAGTGTTATGTATCGAAAAGAAATTGACCCACTTTGGATTCAAGTTCCAATTTTTTTGCCAAATTCAATTTCTCAAGAAGAAGCATTTTTAGTTACTTGGGAAGAAGGTAAAGAATGGATGCGAGAAAAAGACCCCATAGCAATTAAGGAAGGTCATGTTTTAAAGGGTAAAGCAGAAAAGGAAGCAAAAACTGGGTATTGGTATACTTATTTCGTAAAAAGTTTAGATCAGCTTTTCCCAGATGAGCCTTGTTGTTTTTTAGCAGGAATGAGGGCAGAAGAAAGTCCCCAAAGACTAGCAGGATTGACAACTGGTCAAACATACAAAGCTATCACATGGGGAAGAAAGTTAAATGAAAGAAAAAAACATTTTACCTTTTACCCTATTTATGATTGGGCAGTAAGTGATGTTTGGAAATCAATTCACAATAATAATTGGGATTATTGCAAAATTTATGATGAATATTTTAGATACGGATTGCCAATAAAAGACATGAGGGTATCAAATCTACATCATGAGTCTGCAGTCAAGAGTTTATTTTATTTGCATGAAATTGAAGGAAAGACTTGGGAGAAACTTAACAAAAGACTTGATGGAATTAATCAGGCAAATCATTTGGGCGTTGATGAGATTTTGTCAATAAAAAAATTGCCATTTATGTTTCCAAATTGGAAAGTTTATAGAGATTTTTTGACACAAAAACTTATTAAACATCAGGCACATAGAGATATATTTGAAACAGAGTGGAGTAAAATGGATAAACTTTATGATGAGTTGAGAAACCCAGAAGAAATGTACAAAAAACAAATTAAGTCATTGTTAGTAAATGATATTGAGTTTGCAAAACTATCATCGTATCTACAATCTCCTCCACTGATTGTTTATAGAGATTGGAAAAAGGGCTTGCTAAAAAGAAGGGTAAGAAATCCATCAACACTGAAACAAGTCAAAGAAAAGTATTTAATAGAAGAATATGGGAGAATACGATGAAATCATTTTCAGAGTTTGAAAAAGAAAACTTACAAAGAATTTACGATAAGGAAGCAGAAGGGTATGATTCTCTTTATAAAACAAAAATAAACTATGTCGAGGACAATATCATTGCTGATTTACTTAGATCAGAAATTTCAAGCAAGGATTTTATTCTTGATATAGGTTGTGGTACTGGGCATGGAATTTTGTTAGGTGGCATAAAAAAACATCAGTATTTAGGAATTGATTTATCTTCTGGAATGGTTGAGTTTGCAAGAAAAAAATTCCCAGAACATTCTTTTGAAGTGTGTGATATGTTCAAATACTCAAGTGAAGCAAAGTTTAGTATAATTCTTGGCATATATGGTCAAGTAAATTATATGGGTGCAGATAGCTTTTGCCAAATCATTAAAAAGTTTGGACAACAAAATGTGAAATATTTATGTGTGGTATATTCAAACGCAGGAGATGACGATTATGGATATACAAAAGAACATCAAAGTCATTACTTGCCAAGTGAAATCAATAGCATATTCAAAAGCCATTTTCATGAAAGTTTAGTCAAGGGGTTTTCCTTTCATAGCATAGGCGATCACTATTTAAAACAAAAAGAAAAAACATGGACTCATCAGCTACAGGACGGATATGAAAATGAATATAAATATATGATAGTAAGTAATTTTGAAAGTTTAAAAAATGACATTTAACATTGATGATATTCTTGAAAAAATAAAAAAATTAAATGAGCAAGAAAAAATAGATGCTATTCAAAGTATCTTTTCTCAGTTACACAAAGCAAGCCCTTTGGTTTCACAACCAATTAACAATGTCAGATGGGTAGATATTGATAAAGTTCAAGCAAATGATTACAACCCAAACAGTGTTGCAAATCAAGAAATGTCATTGCTATACACATCAATATTGCATGATGGATACACGCAACCAGTGGTCACTGTTTATGATGAGAAGATTGACAAATACGTTATTGTAGATGGCTTCCATAGATATTTTACTTGCAAAACAAACAAAGATATAAATGAAAGAAATAAAGGCAGATTACCAGTTGTGGTTTTAGAGAAAAGTATCAATGATAGAATGGCATCAACAGTTAGACATAATAGGGCAAGAGGAAGGCACTCTATTGGTGGAATGTCAAATATGGTTTTTGAAATGCTTGACAATGGTTGGGAAGATGCAGATATTTGTAATCATTTAGGAATGCAACCTGATGAATTGTTAAGACTTAAGCATATAACTGGATTTTCAAAATTATTTGAAGATGTAGAGTACAATAAAGCGTGGACAACAAGACATCAAATATTGCTGAATAAAAAAGAAAAAATGAGACAAAGTGATAACGGATAGCATGAGCAAAAAACTTACAGAAGAATTAAAAATAAAGATAAAGACAGAGTTTGTTGAGGGCGTAATTAATGAAAACAACATTCGTCAATATCCAACTATTGAAGCATTATCAAAGACTTACGATATACCAAGAGCGACAATTTACAGACATTCACAGAAAGAAGAGTGGCAAATAGCCAAAAACAGATTCCAAACAAAACTGGAGCAGAGAATCTCAGATGCTAGAATGAAGGATATGGTTGCAGAGAGTAGAAGGCTTGATACAAACTCACTACAGATTGCTCAAGCACTATTAGGCACAATTGCACAAAAGATGACAAAGGCTAGAGACAGAGAGCAGAATGAGCCAGAATATGATGGTTTAAAACCGCATGAACTTAGAGAGATGTCTACAGTTGCCATGAACGCACAGAGGATTGGTAAGTTGGCATTAGGTGAAGCACAAGAAATATCAAAGGTATCAGCAAATGTTGTCAACACAGATGAGTTCGAGGAGGTTCTTAGATACCTTGACGAATTTGCCAAATCAAAATCAAGCAAGGGCAACCACATTTATCAATAAATGGTATTCTGAGGCAAGAAATGAACAGATAACGCCATCAGAAGAAAAGGGTAAATGGAATATTTGGCTTATTTTGGCAGGTCGTGGTTGGGGGAAGACAAGAACAGGAGCAATGGATATTGCTGATTATGCTCTTAGAAACCCAGAAGTACAAGTAGCAGTAGTTGTCCCCACATTTGGAGATTTACGCAGAGTTGCATTTGGAGGAGTATCAGGAATACTTAAATTTATTCCCAAAGAATGTTTGATGTCAGGAAGGGGTCAGGGGTATAATTCTTCAAGTCAGGAAATAAGATTATATAATGGCTCAAAGATTATGGGTTTTTCAGCAACAGAACCAGACAGATTACGAGGTCCACAATTTCACAGAGCGTGGTGTGACGAAATTAGTTCTTGGTTTTACCCAGAAACATTTGACCAATTAATGTTTGGTCTTAGATTAGGTGATAACCCTCAGTGTGTTATTACAACTACACCAAAGCCCACACCACTTATCAGAAGTCTTACAAAGCGAACAAATATAGTTATTACAAGGGGAAGCACTTTTGAAAACGCTGATAACCTTGCTCCTGCCGCATTGCAACAGTTGAGAGAAAAATACGAAAATACAAGACTTGGTAGACAAGAGCTTTATGCAGAAGTTCTTGATGATACGGAAGGTGCATTGTGGAACTATTCCAATATTGAAAAAACAAGAATAATAAAGCAAAAAGCACCAGAAATGCAAAGAATACTGGTAAGTATTGACCCTGCGGTAACAAACAATGAAGGGTCAGACGAAACTGGAATTATAGTGGCAGGAAAAGGAATTGATAATAGATACTATATTTTAGCAGATTATTCTGGTAGAATGTCTGCGGATCAATGGATGCGAACTGCGGTCAGATTGTATTATGAATACAAAGCTGATAGAATAGTAGCAGAAGTAAATAATGGTGGAGATTTGGTTGAAAGACTGCTAAGAACAATAGATAGAGATGTTCCTTACACGCCAGTCAATGCTTCAAGGGGTAAATTGGTTAGGGCTGAACCCATTGCGGCATTGTATGAACAAGGTAAGGTTTCGCATTGTGAAGTGTTTAGAGAGTTAGAAGATCAATTATGTTCATATTCGTTAGGGAGCAAAAAGTCACCAGATAGATTAGATGCCTTAGTTTGGGCTATCACAGAACTTAGCCAGTCCAAAGGGACTGCATTTTGGAGAGTAAGCTAATGGCAACAATCAGACAAAGAATAGCAAATTTTATAAACCCAGTAAAAGAAAAGAAAGAAGCACCACAAGTCGTTTTGAATACGACAACAAGCTACTATTACAGGAACGACAACTATCAAAGTTATGCAGAAGAAGGGTACAAGCAGAACGCAATAGTTTACAGGTGTGTCAATGAAATTGCTCATGGTGCGGCATCAATAGGTTGGAGAGCGTTTCAAGGTGATATTGAATTAGAAGAACACCCCATACTTACTCTTTTGAATAGACCAAATCCAATGCAAGCAGGGGTTGAGTTTTTTCAATCTTTATACAGTTATCTACTTTTATCTGGGAATAGTTATGCTATAAAGTCAGATGTGGGTGGTCTTCCTAGAGAACTTTATCTTTTACGCCCAGATAGGATAAAAATAGAGCCTAGCAAGACCTCCACACCAAAAGCATACGCCTACATTGTTGATGGCAAGATTCTCAAGTATTATGAAGCTGATCCGCTTACAGGAGAGTCAGATTTAAAGCACATCAAAATGTGGAATCCTCTTGATGACTTTTACGGTTGTAGCCCTCTAAGTGCGGCGGCAGTAGATATTGATAATCACAATGCAATAAACAAACACAACATCAGTTTGTTGAACAATGGTGCAAGACCATCTGGAGCAATTATATTCAAACCGCAAGATGACAGAGGTGTGCCGCTACAACTTACAGATGGTCAAAGGCAACAGTTAAATGAAGATTTGCGATCAAGGTTTAGTGGTCCACAAAACGCAGGCAGACCAGTATTGCTTGAGGGTGATTTTGATTGGCGTGAAATGGGTCTTAGCCCAAAGGATATGGATTTCTTGCAACAGAAAAATATTGCGGCAAAAGATATTGCACTTTGTTTTGGTGTTCCAAGTCAGTTGATTGGTATTCCTGATGCACAAACATATGCCAACGTGCAAGAGGCAAGATTAGCTCTGTATGAAGAAACAATTATCCCTATCGCAAAAAGGGTGGAGTCAGATATGAATGAATGGCTCACAAAGTCATATGGCGAGGATATCATTTTAAAATATGATTTTGATAGTATTCCTGCAATGACTGAAAGAAGGCGTAGGACTTATGAAAATGTTGTACAGGCAGTAAGAGAAGGAATCATTAGCAGAAATGAAGCAAGGGAAAGAATTGGATTAGAACCAATAACAGGGGGCGATGATGTGTTTATATCTGCAAACTTATTTCCTCTTGGCTCAACAGAAGTAGCTCCTGCGGAAGGTTCTGATGCAGAAGAAGATGGAAAGGGGGTGTATGGATTTGAAGAATTTTTTGAAGAATCTAAAGAAGAAATTGCAAAAGATGTTTTCAGCACTGAGGAGGAAGCCCAAGTAAGGGCTGATCAGATTGGTTGTATTGGCACTCACTCACATGAAACAGAAGATGGGATTGTTTATATGCCTTGTGAATCACATGAGGATTATGAGCGTTTGACAGGGGATACATTGGAGACACCAAAGTATCATACCGCAGATCCAGAGTTTCAAGTAACACCAGTAAGAAAAGATCCAAGATATGGTACTGGTAGAGATGTGTTTGAGAGGCAACCACAGGCCGCAGAAAGAGCAAGAGAGCTTGGTTGCAGTGGAACGCATACAGTTAGAGGTCCAGATGGAAACTTTTATATGCCATGTTCAAGTCATGCAATTTATTTGAGAATTACTGGTCAAAACAAAGCTGAAAGCGATATTGAAACAACACCCACAAATGAAATGGCAGAGGAGGCACAAAGGGGTCTTGAGTGGCGAAGAGAGTTTGGTCGTGGTGGAACTGCGGTTGGTGTTGCTAGAGCAAGGCAACTTGTAAACAAAGATAGGCTCAGCCCATCAACAGTCAGAAGAATGAAAAGTTTTTTTGCAAGGCATGAGGTAGATAAGGAAGCAGAAGGTTTCCGCAGAGGAGAAGAAGGCTATCCATCAGCAGGGCGAATCGCTTGGGCTTTGTGGGGTGGTGATGCAGGAAAAACATGGTCAGAGGGAAAGGTTAAGCAACTTGACGCAGAAAGAGACAAAACCAAAAGTATTGACAGTACGAAGGCAAAAGTATCTGAAAAGATTAGGAAAGCAATTGAGGGCAAAGTTAAAGAACATAACGACAAACATGGTGATAAAAAAGGGAAAAGAGTAACCCAGAGAATGTTAGAAGCAGTGTTCCGTCGTGGTGTTGGTGCATATCGCACAAATCCAGAAAGTGTCAGACCAACAGTAATGGGTCCAGACCAATGGGGTCTTGCAAGGGTCAATGCTTTTCTTTTTGCAGTAAGGTCAGGAAGGTTTAGAAGTGGCAAGTTTGATCTTGATTTATTGCCAAGAGATCACCCTCTGAGTTCCAAAGACTAGGCTTTCTTTGCAGTCAAATATTTGTGCTATCTGCGGTCACTCAATGACTGTTGAAAAAAATAAACAAAGATGCAAGTATTGCGAAGAGTTCTATTGTTTTGATATGACAAAAGGTTGGATAGATTTTATAGAAAAGCAGAATGAAACAAACAGAAAGAAAACAGAACGGAATCAAGATATCCGCAAGACGAGAGTTCATAGAACAAAATAGATTGCGAATAAATTTTGAGCGAAGACTGAGGAGACAAATGCTCAAAGTTTTCAATGATATTGGTAAGAGGGCAGAACAGGAATATCAAACCACACAACAAACAGTTGGTCTTGAAAGGTTTGCAACACAAGAAACAACGGAAGTTTTGCAAGGGCATTACAGATCAGTGATTGACCAGTTTGGCTTGCGTATCTTGCAGAATAGAAAACAAGAAAGTCAGTTTGAAATACTTATCAGGCAGTTTATGCAGACTATTGGCTTTACCAGAATTACAAACATAACAAACACAACAATGCGTCTTATACGAAACACAATCCTAAATGCGGAAGCAGATGGTCTTGGTGTCAGGGCAATAGCAAGGCAAGTTAGAGATAATATGGCAGGAAGTTTCAGTCTTTACAGATCAGCAGTGATTGCCAGAACAGAAACACATACTGCCGCATCATACGCAAACAATCAGGTAAATGCTTCTCTTGGTATCCCCAATCAAATGAAAAGATGGGTTTCTTCAAATGACAATAGAACAAGGGAATGGCATAGAGCTATGAATGGAACCATGGTGGCTCTTGATGAGGATTTTGTCGTTCCACATAAAGGGATCAACTATCGCATGAGTTATACTGGTGACCCAAAAGGGGGTGCGGCAAATGTCATTAATTGCAGATGTGTTACTCTTTACGTCACACCAGAAGATGAAATCATAGATTAAAAAAAAGGGGGTCTAATGACCCCCCAAGTTTCACACTAGGAGAAGTGTTCTTATGTTCGTGTCTTAGCAAAGGCTTCCCTCATCTTTGCAATTGTCAAATGTGCAGGGTATGTATTGTTTTTCCATGCTCCAGTTAAGTCTAAAACTTCTGTAAGGGTATCAGCTTTTGCTATCAACTTGTTTACTCTTTTGCCTTTGATTATCGCATATTCACTTGTATCAACTGCAACCCATTTGTCGTTTACTTGCATTACTTTAATTGTGTCATTTACTGTTGTCATTTTACTATCCTAGTG